CGCTCTGCCTTGGCTATCAGGTGATGGATCATCTTGACTTCAAGGCCGATGCGGTACTTGACCCATGCGGCGAAGAAGTCTGGGTAGTTCATGTACTTGAACTTGTTGGCGGCATTCTCGCGACGGATCGTGATGCCGAGTCGGTAGTTCACACTACTGGTGACCTTGCGCTCGATTTCCTCGACGATATCCATGAAGCGGTCTTCGCCGACGTTCTTGCCGCACTCGACGATGAACATGGCGCCATACGGGCCGGCGTTCTTGGTCTTCTTGCCCTGCTTGTTGAACGCACGCTTCACGCCGGTGATCTTGGCGATGGCTTCGAGCGTCTTGTCGATGGCCTTGATCGACGACAGGCCGGCAGGCACGAACGAGCGAATCTGGATGGTGCGAGTCTTGAACTCGGAATCCATCAGTGGCGCGTAGGTGATGTTGCCCTTACCTGTGGCGATCATTTCGAGGTAGGCTTCTTCCTCGGTCACGTCTTCACAACCGTAGGCGTGCTGAATCTCCAGCACTTGCGCCAGCTTCTTGGCGTTGAACTCTTTGCCCTTGAGCATGGCAATGATGATCTTCGCCACGGACTTCACGGAGAAGCTTGGGTTACCTGCACGCACACCGTAAGCTGGCGCTGGCACGTTGCCGTTGAACAGCACGTACGGGAGCAGCGCTGGCAGATACAGCGGGATCACGTCGTCGCCGGAGAAGTTTGGAATCTTCGGCACGACTTCCAGGTACTTCGAGTCAAGCAGGAAGCGGTGCGCAAACTTCGACATGCGCGCTTCGGTGTATCGCTGGGCCGCAGCTGGGTTGATCGGCGAGCCCCAGTTACCTTGACCATCGACAGCAGGTGGCATGGTGTTTGCGATAGTCACCATCGCGCCGTATGCTGCGGCGTCACCGTGCGGGTGATACTTACCAATGGTGTCACCGACGGTACGCGCCGACTTCTTGTAGCCGTTGGACGGACGCAGGTTCAAGCCAGCGAGCGACCAAAGCAGCGAACGGTGCACAGGCTTGAGCCCGTCACGGAAGTCAGGGACCGCACGCTCTTCCACGACATACGAGCCGTAGGTAAACATCGCTTCGGCAGTGAAGCCCTTGAGCGTCTGGTCCTTGATTTCGGTGCCTTCGTGACCCAGCATGGGGAAGCGCGAGTAGCCAGTCATCGGCAGCGTTTCGAGCAGCTTGTTCACTAGGTGCTTTGGTACTTTGGTCTTGCCCTTCACTTTCTCAGGCGCTTCGGCAATCGCCGCTTTCTTCGTTTTCTTGGCCATCAGTCTTCCAGCCCCAGCAGGCGACGACGATACACAGCGTCCTCAGCAACAACACCGCGGAACCACAGCTCTTGCTCGTGGTCTTGGAACGGGTTGATGCGGATGAGTTTGCGCGTCTTCGGGTTGAATGCAATCGGTTCGAGGTAGGTTTCGTCAACCTCACCCCAGCCCTTGATGCGGGTAATGTCTTTGTCTTTTACAGCCTTCGGAGCCGCAGCGCGACACTCTTGGAAGGTCATGCCGCCGTAGAGTTTGCCGTCATGCAGACAGGCGTACAGCGGAGCGAGCACGCACCAAACGCGACCTTCACGGAACAGGTTCGGCATCAAGCGGTAGATCGCAGCGAGGAACAGCACAGCGATGTGGCCGCCGTCCGGGTCCGGGTCGACGAGGAAGATCAGGTTGCCAGTCCGCAGGTTGTCGGTGCTGATGACCGGCGCTTCTGCTTTCGGGTCCAGGGTCTTGATATCGGCACCCATGGCGATCAGCATGTTCTGGACTTCTTCGTGGCCGAGCACTTTCGCGAGCGCAGCCTTGAGGGCGTTCAGTGGCTTACCGCCAGCACCCAGCACTTCCTGATAGTCAGAGTTGCGGGCATTGATCGCGGTACCTGCTGCCGAGTCACCTTCCACGAGGAAGAGTTCGCGGTGTTCAGGCTTCGCCTTGTCCGCCATCGCGAGCACAGACGGCAAGCTGGCACCCTTGGCACCCTTCTTCACGTCAGCCATCGACTTGACAACGGCGGCGAGTTCTTCACGGCCCTTGTTCATTGCCTGGGCGCGCTTGATGATCGTGGTCGCGACCTTCTTGTTCTGCTCGAAGTATTTCTCGAACACTGGGAACATGATGGTCTGGACTTCTTTGTCCACCTTGGATGCCAGCTTGTCTTTCACCTGTGAGGTGTACATGGCGCCGTGCATCCGCCAGTCAAACATACCGACCAGACCGATCAGCAAGTCGCTGCTGGAGAAGCCGTTGCTCGAACCCTTCTTGGTCTTCTTCGGCGCTGGCAGGTACGGCTTGATTGCAGCCATGAGTGCAGCGGTGAAGCCAGTGACGTGCCAGCCACCATCGACAGTCGGCGAGGTGTTTACGAACGTCAGGAAGTTGTCGCTGTCTGGATGATCTGCCCAAACGACGGTGCAACTGATGTTGTCAGACTTGAACGTCAACGGCTTGCCGATGGTGTTGAGTTCGCGCTCGTCACACATGGCTTTCGGGACCCAGGCCAGGTCCTTCTTGTTGATGAACTTGAAGTCCTTGCGCTGCTTGCCCTTGATCACGGAGAAGCGAATCTCCAGACCTGGGTTCAAGTTGGCCATGTTCTTCAACCAGTGCGCAACGGCTTTCGCTTGCGGACGGGCGTGAACGTAGTCCTTCGGCAGGGCTTTGCCACGACGTGCAGACTCGCTCACTACGGTCTGGTCGAGGTGACCGGCGATGATGGTGCCGTACTTCGCAGCTTTCATCGACAGGCGGGACGCGACGTCCTTGTCAACACCTTTGACCTTGACTGGGTCTTTGCCTTCGGTGGTGATCTTGCCTTTCGAGTACGACTGGAACGCGCACTTGCCCTTGTACATCGACCAGACGCGAAGCTGTTCGCACACGGCGTTCACGGCTGCAACACCAACACCGTGAGTACCTGCCGAGGTCTTGTACGCATCACTGTTGAACTTGCCACCAGCATGGGCGCGAGTGAACGCTGCCGTCATGATGGTCTCTTTGCTGCCGTCTTCCAGCTTCTTGTAGTCGGTGGGGATACCGCCAGCGGCGTCTGCCACGATGTGGAAGTCGGCGTCGTAGTCGAGAATGACTTCGATCAACTTGTTGCGGCCAGCGACTGCTTCGTCGTAGGCGTTGTCCACTTCTTCTTTGATGACTCGGTAGGCCATGTCGTGGCCGAGGTTACCGAGGTACATTGTTGGGTTCAGCCGGATGCCGTTCAGGCCTTCGGCAATGATGAAGCCGTCCTGCGAAGCGGACTTACGCTTCTTGACCTTGTCTTTTGCCATGTTCGATGCTCGGTTGATGATGGGTGCTTTCAAGTGGTTTACAGTAACCGTGAAAATGACAAAACCCAGCACGAGGCTGGGCTTGTCTTCGATCACTGGGCGTAAATAACGTCAGCCAGATATTGGCCGGGTTGCAGTACGAGGTGGACGCAACCAGTCTGCTTTTCGCACTGGCCGAGGAAGTCGTCCCACTTCTCGTCCATGAGCTTGATGAACGCCGCCGGAGAGCCGCGCTCAACGTAGCGCTTCAGGTAATCGGTCTTCTGGTCACGCGAAGGGTACACCAGAACGAAGGGCATGTTCTGCTCAACCAGCGCAGCGCGCACCACATCATGGCTGGAGACCAGGATGTAGTCGACGGTGGGTGCCGTCTTCTGGATGTGCTCGATATAGTTTGCAGGGAAGTGCGTCTTGTCGAAGGTGGACGAGTCACTGTCCGCAACGCGCAGGCGTTCATCCCGGAACACGGTCGACTTGCCAATGCCGGGGAAGCCAGAGACGATGTTGCTACCAACGGCTGCGAGAGCTTCGTGGCGACCGCCTGCTGCGTTCACTTCGACGTTCATTGGAACACTGATCTTCATTCGGGTGACCCTCTGTTATTCGCCGCGATTTACGCGACGTGGTTTTTGATCCTTGGGCAGGAAGCCCGCAGTATCCATGTGGACGAAGTGGGGAGTCTGACCACGCGCGACCTTGCGAGGCTGTGCAGATGCTTCGGCCTCTTCGGTTTCTTCCTCGTCGTCTTCATCACCTTCTTCGCCTTCGTCTTCCTCACCAGCGTCGTCTTCATCACTGGCATCGTCGTCCGAATCTTCGTCTTCATCACCAACGTCTTTGTCGTCATCGGCGGATTCATCGTCGCCTTCGTCTTCTTTGTCGGTGGTGCCAGCAGGTTTCTTCTTCACTGCCTTGCGCTTGTTCTCCGCCTCTTCCTCAGCGCGGCGCTTCTCGATTTCGGCGAGCTCCTCGTCGCTGGGTAGGAGTTGCTGTGCGCGCCCAGCCCGTTGATCTACGGTGGCGTACATATTGGAGTTTGCTTCGGCAGCAAGTGGGAATGTGAGCTTCATGCGACTCTCCGTTTAGGCCGTTTAGGTTTGCGAATGCCTCCGGGCCGACTGACTTTCGACACGGGCTTCTTGACAGGTTTCTTGACTGGCTTCTTCACCAGACGACGCGCACCAGGAGTTTCGAGAACAGATGGTGCTTTGGTGACTGGACGGGTAGTGCCCGAGTCATCCACGTATTTGGGCAGCGCAGCCGAGCGAGCGTACACCCACTTCACCATGTCGGCAAACACAGAGGCGGTCACTTCACCGTCGTAGCGCAGCTTCCACGTCGGGTAGCTGCCTTTGGCGACAGCGCGAGTGCAGCGACCATACGCACCGTCTTTGTCGATGCGCAGGTCAATGGTACGCTGGCCAGACTTGATACGCACGGACAGCGCGTTGTTCAGCTTGGTGACTGTTGCATCTGGATAGTCTGCCTTGATCTTCCGCGACAGGCCAGTGAACTTTGTGGTCGTGTGGTTGATGTGGATGACTTGCGATTTGGTGACCTTAAGGTTCTGCGCGTTGTTGAGCACGATGGCTTCTGCCTCACCACCCATGTTCGTTTTCATCCTCTGCATGAACGCAGCAGTCTTTGCCTTTGCCACACGGGTGTAGTCATCGGTCGTCAGGTTATTGAACTTGACGAAGTTGGGCAGGTAGATCAGGCACTCCTCTTTCTTGATCGCCCGTTTGAGGATGACCATCGACTTGGAACTCGCGCCGCCTTGTGCAGTGAAGTTGATTGCGAACGTCTTGTTCTTGGTCCACGAACTTAGCGGCGTAGGATTGAGCTCCATGACAACGGTCTTTGGCTTAGCGTCTGGATCGTTGACTGCTTCCACCAAACGCTGAGGTAAAGTGATCTGGCGATACATCGGACCAGACGTCACATACTCAGGACGGATTTTGCACTTCATCAGCGCTGCGCCTGCTACTGCGCGTGTGGCCGCTGAACCAAACACCCACTTGAAGACCAAGGGTAATAGCTCGGCGTCTGGTGTGTACTTCGGCGTGGCCGCCAAACTTACTTGGATTTTCACGAGGTAACCTCGATCGGCAGACGGGCAATGATGCGGTCCCTTGCCGCGTCTGTGTATGGGAATTCCTTCAGCATGAGCTTCAGGTGCTTCTCCAATCCGGGCTTGAAGCATATGTCGAGGTACGGGCATGGATCGTAGAAGTCAATCTCCCGTTCGTACTCGGCTTGGCAACTGCACGGCTTGGACTTGATGGCGATCTTCGGATCACGGTTCTTGAATGCTGCAACGCCAGCCTTGAACTTGCGCTTCTCAGTGCTGATGACCTTGCGCACACGTTCGCGCCAGCGATCATTCCAGAACTCAGCGTGCTCATGGAACTCGAAGGGGTTGTCACGGCTCAGGTAAAGGACGCTGAACCCCTTGATGGGCATTTTGTACTTCTTCTCCAGCACGTAGCAGTACGTGGGAATCTGCTTCAAGTGAGCCTTGTGCGGCAGCTCCGATTTCTTCTTGAGCTTGTTCTTGGTGCAGGTCTTGTAGTCAGCAACCCACCAACCGCCGCCAGCTAGTTTGACGATGGCGTCGATGTGGCCTTTGAGGCCGTTGTAGTTGATGCACTTCTCCACGTACTCCATTGGGTGCTTGCACTTGGGGCACTTGTTGTTCGTGGTGTTCTTGCGAGTCAGGATACCTTTGCGCCAGCATTTACCCTGTTCGTCAAACAGGTCTTGCGCATCGTGGCGCTTCTGGCAGGTTGGGTTTTTGCACTTCCAGTCACCCCAGACTTTACCTGTCTGGCCGATGTAATACTGGATGTTCTCGTGCGCTGCTGTACCGACAGAGGTGAAGTAACCCCCGGATGCGGTCATGCGACCACGAAAGAATCCGAGGTGAGCACCTGCGGCGAAGCGCATCAAGTGATGAATTGGGCAGCCTGGAAACGACGATGGCCGATACTCTGGACCGCGACCGTAGTCGGTCACAATCTCCGTATCCATGGTCTTCTCGTACATTTCACCGAACAGTGAGGCCTTCACGACACTGGGTCTAGCTATCCCGCTCCAGAGAGTCTTGGGGCTGATCGAGGAAAACATAGCTATCCTTATGCGTGTTTTTCTGTAAACAGAGAGAAATTAGACGATTTGTGGCTACTATGGCTAAGAAGACTGAGAAGGTGGTTGACCAGATCGTAGACGCCCTGACTCACGTTACTGGTGAGCTGGAGACGTACGGCGGTCGTACCAAAGAGATGGGCAGTAACGTCCATGTGCTGTGTCCTTTCCACGACGAGAATACACCCTCCTGTTCGATCAACCTGAGCAACGAAGCGGACGTTCCAATCGGTTCGTTCTACTGCTTCGGCTGTGGCGAGTACGGTGGGTGGAACAAGTTTGCTGAGAAGGCTGGACTGACTTCGGTTAAGAAGTGGCAGCACTTCGAGGGGAATACCGAAGGCGGTAAGAAACGCTTCGAGAAGCGCAAGATGGAAATGATGGGTGCCAACAACCTGTCGATCCAGCGACTGTTTGACGAAGTAGGTAACGCCGTAATCCCATGGCCCAAAGAGCGCGAGTGGCGTTCGTACCCAGGCAAGCTGGTGCATCGCATTGGCGGCTACTGCTACAACGAAGAACGTCGTACCAAGATGGACGGCGGGGAACTGATGTTGGTCTTTCCTGTTTACACTAACGGACGGTATCGCGGCGGTGTTCGGGCATTCTTCGAGAAGCAAAAGAACGGGCTGTCCTACCTGACAACCACAGGTGACTGGGTAAAGTCCTACGGGCTGCTCGGCTACGACTACATCGACAAGAAGAAGCTCTGGGGTTGCGACTCGCTGGTACTTGTCGAAGGTCCACGTGACTGGCTTCGCCTGATGCGCAACAAGATTCCTGCTCTGGGTATCTTGGGTGCGAACATGATGGACAAGAAGAAAATGCAGTTGATCGTGTCACTTGGTATCAAGCGCCTGTTCGTCATGCCTGATAATGACAACGCGGGTCGCAAGATGGCGAAGCTGGTGAAAGAGTTTGCGGAGGAAGCGGGCATTCCTTGCGAGTACCTGAAGCTCCCAAGGAAGACTGACAAGAATGGTGAACTCATTAAGCTCGACCCAGACAACGCCTCGCAAAAGATCATCGACCAAGTCAAAAAGATCGTCTATCGTGATTGAGCTAACGAACGCGGACAGGCTGAACATCGGAAGTTTGAGTGATTCGCAGATCAGCAGGGACTATCATCGGTTCCTGCTGGAAGATATGACTACGCTGTTTCGAGAATATCGAAACGTGCAAGTCACGAAACATGAGGAGGACGAGATACGAAGGAGAGTTGATTACCTTGAGTTCAACTACCATCGCATAGTGGGTAGAACGTTTGGCATCATGTTCAAGGTGCGAAGTGGTTGGCTCGATATGTTGCTGTATCCATTATAGGGAGGAACATTCATTTGGCCTCCCTATTTTTTGGCGTCCAATCTACAAACTTTTCTCCAATCGGAGACCTAAAAAAGGGAGACCGCATGGTCTCCCTTTTCTTTGCGCGAACGCCGACGTTACAGGTCTTCCAGCTCGGAGCTGGCGTATTCCTTCAGGTCGCTGTGACCGGCGTGTGCGGCCAGGTACTCGAAGTCTTCCTTGGTCAGGGTGTGCTTCTTGCTGTCCACTTCGCTGATCAGGTCGGCAACGTCTTCTTCGTCTTTCTTCGAGCGCAGAACGATGGACTCGATGAAAGGGTTTTCGGACTCGACACCCAGGCTGGCTTTCAGCTTCAGGTCTTGCGCGATCTGAGCCATGCCAGCTTCGAGGTCTTCGTCGCCTTCGATGACCTGGTAGATGCGCTTGGTTTCGGCGATGCCGCGCTCGTCGGTGGTGATGAACTTCTCGGCTTCGTCGTTGTCGATCAGGACGATCGCGGTCTTGGAGACCATGCGACGGAAGTCCGGGTTACGCAGGATGCTCACCTTCTCGACGAAGTTCGACAGGTCGACAGGAGCCGAGGTCAACGGCAGGCTGACCACGATACGCTCGCCAGCGCTGTCGGTGACGTTGAAGTTGATGTTGCCGGCAGGATTGCTGCGGTTCAGTACGAACAGGCGGCTGTCGTCGGTATCGCGTTCAGCTTCACGAATGGTTCTGGGAGTGAATTTTACTTTGGCCACGATGGTTCCTCGCTTCATTAAGGGAGTCTGCAACAATCTCAAGCTCCTTCGCAGTCCATCGGAAAAGCAAATGGATGGCGAAGCGGTCGAAATCAGGCACGACTTCGTTTGCGTACTCTTTGTCGAGCACGAATGGGATCATCCAGACTTCAAAGTCCAGATGTTTGATACGAAAGAGCTTGCTGCGGAAGGACTTCTTCAACAACCTTCTGGCTTCTCCAGAGAGCAGCTTCATCAGCTTGGTGTTGAGTCCCGCCTCAGGTCGCTCCTTCGCACGGATTTTTGTGGTGAGTGTGTGCAGTGCAACGACAGCCTGCACTCGGCTGACTGCGCGCTTGCGTATCGAGGAGACCTCACGCGGAGTTTTGTCTGGAAACTTGTAGAGGACCAACTCGGAGTCACTGATGGATTTATCGTGAGCAGCGAAGTTGGTGTCCAAGCTCAGGCAATTGCACTTGGTCTTCTCGTTGTACATCTTGCAGGTGGTAATGCGACACTGAGTCCGAAATCGGTACTCTTCGTCGAGCGGACATTTGAACATGGGAAACCTCCTAAACGCCTGAGCGTTCCTTGGTCTCCCTTTACAGTTCCTTAGGCACGCTTCCTTACACTTTTGGTTTTGCGCCGGCTAGTGCGACGTGGAACCTTGAGCGCTGGGGCAAGGCAGGTGAGAGCCGGAGCGCACGCCAGGCGACGCAGGAGCTTCTCCTCCTTCGCACGGGTGTTGACGAAGTTGAATGGCTTGATGCCAAGCTTCTTGCACGCGGCGTAGATACCCAGCAGCATGGAGTCCAGCTGGTGAATGGCGATAGGCACTGGCAGCTTGTTGGCCCGGTTCTCCTTGCGCAGTTCAGCAAGGTCCAGATACATTTCCTTCAGGTCTGCATGGCGGTTGAACTCGTTCTTCCAGACGCCAGCGGTGATGAAGTCTGCTGTCTCGATGTGCTCGCTCATGCCAGCCATACGACCGAGCATGCAGTTCACCGATTCGATGGTTGGACCTTTGCCGCCACGAGCTTGGAAGCGCTCAGCCACGAAAATGTCATACTGGCCTTCGAACAAAGGGCGCACGTAGTCCTCGAACTGCTTGAGCGAGGCTCGCATGGTCTTCATGTCCTTGAGCAGGCGTGCCTTGTCCAGCATCGCCGTGCCTTCGCACTTGAATTGAAACTTTCCCTGAACGTACCGCACGCGCATGATCGACACTGCGAAGTTGCTGGTGCCTGGGTCCATTGCAAGGATGCGTAACTCAGTCATTGGTAACGCTCCATCAGTCTTTGAGGCAAAATAAGTATTTCGCACCTCGACCATGCGGAGTAATTTACTACCCAAAGAGGAGAGTCACTATGGCGATCAAACGTGGTACCCGCACGATCAGTCGCGTGAATGCCAAGAACTTCACGCAAGACATTGCCCAGCGCAGGCTGGATGAAACCGTTGCACCATTCAACCGTCAGGTGGAGAACTCGCTGGCCGTTGACGGTGTGGAGGTCGACTACTACAGCATTCAGCAGCGCGTCGGTGTGCCGTGCACATGCGAGAAGACGGCTGTCCTGCCGTTGGGATCGCACGACTACGACACCGGCGTGGCGCCTGTGATTCCGCACAAGCACAGCGACAACTCCGGCATCAAGTTGAAGTTCCAGGACGACGACGTGTTTGGTGAGTCGATTGCCGAGAAGGTGTTCAACGATGCGGCCGACGAGGTGATTGACGTCACAGGCGAACGCCACACGCACTTCGAGGAAATCGACGACGGACCACAGCAATACGACGATACTGCGCTTGGTGGCGGCAGCGTGAACTGTGGCATCTGCTACCGCACAGGCATGGTGCCGCCGTACAAAGCGTATGGCAAGCAGCGCTTCCTGTTCACGAACTACGAAGTGGCTGACATTGATGGGTTCTTCCTTGACAGCACCGAGCAGCCGCACAAATTCAAGGCGCACAGCATCGGCCAAGGCTGGGTTAAGTTCAAGACCATCGTGCCGAAGTATTTCGCTGGCGTAACGTTCAGCGTGCGCGACAACATCCAGTATCTGCCACAAGGTAAGCTGTTCAACACCGATGGCACCATGCTGGGTCTGCGCGACTTCAAAGCGCACGCTGGTCGGACGCTGGAGTTCCTCGTCAAGGCTTCGCAGTTCACCCACGTCGTGATCGAGTTCGACCTGTCGGTACCAAAGATCATCGCGAACATCAGCGCCGAGCAAATGGCTCTGGACTATGAGCGCCTGACAACCATCAGCGACATTAACGTCATCCTGCCGCCATCGCTTTCCGAAGTGGAGCCTGGTGACGTCATCATTATCAAGAAGCGGAACCTCGCTCTCAAGGTGCGTGACAAGGAACGCAAGATCACAGCGAGCACGCGACGCCTTGAGTGGAGCGTTTCGACCCGAGTGCTGCAACCCACCGAAGCCCTGCGCCTGTTGTCGTACGGGTTCAAACTCTACTGATAGGAAACCTAGATGGAAGCCATCCTGCAAGAAAACCCGCAACTCACCGTGACCACAGTGATCGTGCGCAAGCCGGGTGACCGTGCACCGTATCCCGAGTCGAGCTACGACTTCCCCAACCTGATGGGTGTGCGTAACCAACTCGGTGAAGCCGTGAAGCTGCGTGGCCGTACAATCGGGCGTGTCGTTCTGCACGGCTTGAAGCCCGACCAGCTGCACCCAGAACTCGTTCAGCAATTCGATATTGGTACCTTGACCTTGCGCAACAAGGGTGCCGAAATCATTTACCTCGAAGTGGAGCCTATCAATGAATAATCGTGACCTGAAGATCGTTGGCAACATGCTGGCACTCGCTCGCAAGGGTGGGAAGAAAGGGAAGAACAAGCGAAGCGTCATGCTCCGCACCGTCATGCCTTTCTTGAGCCAGAAGACCGGCGACCAGCTTGCCGACGCTATCATCGGCAACAACCCGACCGAGTTCACGAAGGTGTGGAACCACGTGCGCGCCGAGATTGCAGCGACACTGCATCGCAATCGTGCGCACGCTTCTGCCGATAGTGCTGAAATCGGAGCAGAGGAAATCTCCGACGCGCTGATCCAGCTCGGTGAAAACCACGTCGCTCAAATTTCCTGAAAACCTGCTTTGGCCGCACGGGACCTGCATTTGCACGACTGATTGCAGCTAAAATCGAAAAATCCCGTAGGTGCTTGTTTCGTCAGGATACGCTAGTTCCACGTGACCTTTCGTGCGTTTCTCAGGATCGTCCTCAAAAGTGCGGTCCTGAGGAATCGCGCTGTACCATGCCACAGAGGACCGCGGTTAGCGTGTAGGTTCGTTTCTTGGCAAAGTGACCTCGCTTTGGTGTGTATGAAGGGCTGTTCAAACGCCCGTTTGAAAATATAATTCGCGATTTGATCAATTTTTGTACAGCGTTTTTTACCCCTCGGAAAGTGAGAAATCGCGCCAGGCCTAGGCTAGACATACCGCCAGCGTCAGGAAATGAGTGCCTCGTGCAAAGTCGTCGGTTTGCACTACTGATTACAGCAAAACTACTGATTACAGCAGTACCCAACTTTTCGCATTTGGTGCATGCCCCGAGCAACCGCGGTGCCGAGGAATGGACCAAACAGCAAATCGACCCAAGCGGCTGCACTACTGATTGCAGTTGTAAAAGTGCAGTTGTTTGGACGAAAAACATTGAAGCTCCAAAGTGACCCTCCTAGGCGTATGCGTAGCTGCGCTAGGACTACGAGGACCTGTCGTTTCTCACCATGTTTTTGTTTGCCTTCGACCACGCTGGAAGTCAGTCCACACGCTGCTTCCAGAGCGGACGGTTACTTTTTAACCAAATTGTCCAAAAAATGACCACTGACCCCTCAGTTTGCTGGTTTTAGGAACTGTCAACACTCACGAAGTTACTTCGCATCTTCGCACTCACGTCCGTTCGTCCTCATCTGACCATTCCATTCTCCACCTTCGGCACACACGGTGCCTATTCAGAATGCGCTTCTCTGTAATTCGTCGCCTACCCAGGAAGTCTTCCAAGACGCATCAGGGTGACACTCAGGCACGGACCAGCGGAGCGAAGCGAAGCGATAGAGAAAGAAAAGTCCATGTGCCGAAGGCACAGACCGAACGAAGTGAGGGAAGCGTGTACCGAAAGACACCAGCTCTTTCGAGCACCGCACACCAACGGGGATTTACGTTAGGGCACTGCCTCCAGTGCTTTAACGTAACGCTCCGGCGTTAATCGAAAGGCCAAAGTCTGCTTCCTGAATTCACCTTGTGAACAGGTCGCCTCTGAAAGTTGTTCAGTGCTTAGGTCGGAACGTAGGTTCCAGAGCTATTGGTTGAGAGAACTGGTAGCTGGTAGCTGTCGGTGGGATTTCTTTGACCTCTCGCTTCGCTCGGAGGTCGTGGTCTTTTCTTTAGCCTTCGGCTTTCAGGAGCCTACTCGCTAGGGTGAGGTAACAAGGAAGCTATTCGCCCGCGGTCGAAAAGGCGTGCGGCTGAAAAGTTCGCACAAATCAGAACTCGTCGCTATGCGACAAAGCTGGATAACTCGAACATGGGACTATACCTACGTGTCACGGAGAAATCAATTGTTGATGCGGTGAAACTTACTCAAGGCGAGGAAGCAATCGCTGATCCGCGGAGTCTGTTGGACAAATGCCCGCAAGCGCACAGCGTCCACTATGCAAACGGCTTGCCCGTCGGTTTGCTGTTCCCGATTTCAACGCGGAGCACCGTTGCGCTACTGGAATACGGAGGCTGTTCAACTCCAAGCATGAAGCTCGCGGCTCGCAACATTCCGCGCTTCGGCCAAGAGTATGACCTATACACGCCAGTCGCCGATACTCAAGAAGGCCGGGAACTCGCTGAGCACTTGGAAGCGCTTGCCGCCTCCGTGAAGCTCGCACGTTACGCGCTCGACCTTGTTGGGCCAAAGATCAAGTCCAAGCTGATGATCGACGAGCTGGGCTTCGACTACCTGTCGCAGGCTCGCGTGCATGTGATTCGGGACGTGATCTACATTGCGCTTACTGGCGTGTCGATGTTGACCCAGTGCTACGAACGGCCTGGTGGCGTGGAGTTTATCACTCGCACCGAGTACCGTGCGGCGATCAAGCAGTCGGCACTGATCCGCCAGAACCTCCTGTTCAGCGATAGCGACTCGCTGGTGCTACGCTCCCAGGCTGCGCTGGCTCCGTTCATTGAAGTGGAAGCGAGCGTCGTCAATGTCCTGCTGACGGATATCTGGGACCGCGTGATCACGGAGCCTGATGACCTGAAGCACTATCTGCGACAGCTCCTGCTGGAACGTGAACTGACCTACGTGTTCACGACTCTGGTGGGGATCCTCCACGCATTCTATGGAGTGGAATGATGAACAGCATCTGGATTGTCGGTGGACTGCTCGTTGCCTACTACCTGTTCGCCTACCTCTGGCAGAAGGCGTACAACGAGATTTACCTGAACGTGGCGCAAGCCATTGTTGACGCAACCAAGTGCGAAATCCTGTTCGACCAGATCGAGGACGGTACGTTCGATCCTGCCAACGGTGAGTTCTTCGACCTCGAGTTCATGGACTTGAGCAAGGAGCCTGTCACTTGGTGGTACGCCATTTGGCTGTTCGACTTCTACGCTCGCCAGATCATCATGGAGCACAGCACGCATTACATGCAGGTGTTGGTGCCGGAGGAAGGCGTATGAACTTCCAACTGGCCAGAGTCGAAGAACTCAATCGCCCGCTCATGGTTGTTGGACTCAACGCTCTGGAGTTTGGCAACTACCTGCGATCAACTGCGACGGTGTCGTGTGCTCCGCCTGATGCAGGTCGGAACGCTGAGGCATATCTCGAAAACGCCTTGAGCCCGTGGGTTGACCCGAGCGCGGAAGTCCTGTTCATCGAGGCGCATGACTACACCCGCGACTTCTTTGAGCGCCGGCAGTTCATGCACGTCTGCAACGCTCGCCACTTCATGCTGTTCAGGCCTGAGCATTCGTCCGAGGCGCTGATGTTCCTGCGGATGAATCGACTCGATCCTAATGCGCGGCGCATCTATCGCGGCTACCAGCTCTACCAGAGCACGTTGAAGGCTCTGAACGTTGGCGCACTGTATGACGATCTGGTGCAGTGGGGTTCCTACCTGCAACTCGTCCGCGATGTTGTGATGGCGCGCAGAATGCCGTGGAAGCGCAGCTACCTGACGCTGCTCGCGCCACGTGTCATGCTGGTTCAGTTGCTCACCGAACCTACCATGGAAAAGATAATGTATGCACTCAAGTGTGTGCGTGACTCTTTCTCGATGGAGCTCCACCGCGATCGTTTCATCTGTGACGAACTCGACAACCTACTGTGAGGCAAGCATGATTCCGCTCGAACAAGATTTGTTGCTCAACATCCTGAAGCCGCTTGGTCTGCATGTGATCCGCGGCCTCGATCACGGTACCTACATGGACGTCGCAGGCAACACTCGCGTCGTTAACTACACCGATGTGGCCACCACCGTCGATACCGACGACGTGCGTGAGGTGATTCCACGTCTGGAGCTCAAGCTGCGCGAACTCAAGGGTGATGCGACTGCCGTGTACTTCCTCGAAGGTCACGTATCGCAGGTGTTGCTCACCAAAGTTCCGCCAGTGCCGCAGACCACGATCACGCTCAAGGTCGCATTCGCCCGTCGCGCCGACGATCACCACCCGTGCTTCCCAGAAGTTCAGGATTTCGATTCCCTGGTTGAAAGCCAAGCGCCGCAGTCTTTCGGCACTGCTGTCGAAGCGATCAAGGCTGGCTATCGTGCCTGCCGCCAGAACTGGAACGGCAAGAATATGTTCATCTACTACGTGCCTGCGTCGACCTTCACGGTCAACCGCGCGCCGTTGGCGAGCATCTTCCCAGAAGGCAAGGTCATCAGCTACCGTGACCACATTGATATGTACACGGCGCAGGGTGACTGCGTTGCCTGGGTTGCCAGTCAGTCGGACGTGACCGCCAACGACTGGATCATCCTTCCACGCAAGGCGGAAGTGTAAACCGCGATTGCTAATTCATTGACAAGCACGGAGATTGCTATGTCGGATTCAGTACAGCTTACCGTTGCAGGCAAGGTTAGTTTGGATGACGTTACCGCGATCAAACAGATCGCATTGAACGACAACTTTGACCTGTGGCGGATCGACTGTTCTCAGGAAGTGGCGCCAGTTCTGGTGAATGCCATTCAGGCACTCCAGCTGAACCTGAGAACTGTGAAGATCACCGAACAAGATTTCGTCTTTGCGTCTGATCTTGCTGCGGGTGCAATGATGCAAGCTGCGGAGTTTGCGTTCAGCGACTTCGTTCCAGCCGAACAGGAAGTGCTCGACGGTATCGAAGCCTTCAAGACTACCAAGCTGGACGCGATCATCCTGCGTCAGTTCGGAGCTGATGGTGAAACTGTCAAGTATCTCAAACTGGCCAACGTGGTGCACGCCAGCGTCAAGCGTGCCTTCAACGGTGCAGACGGTACCGAACTGTTTGCTGTTCACAAACTGGCATTCGGCCGTCTCACCGAGCACGTCGAACAACCTGCGTAAGGACACACCTTGCTGATCTTCATTTTGAGCCTGTGCAGCGTCAGGCTCCAGACAGTGCAACACCCGCCGGAATCGGGTGAAGCGCTGCAACCACAAACAGAACCATCGCCTGCCGGAAGTCAGGCTGCGCGATGTAGATAGGGATGGGTACCTGATCCGGCCAGCGATCCCATCCCGCACAAACCACAAAGGCGCCGCCATTGGCTGCGGTTGCTGAATCGAGGAGAGGCTTGCACGAAGCCAGATGTACGGTGCAGGCCAATCTCGAAATGCTAATTCATTACTCGCACTGATGAACGGTTCAAGTCCGTGTATGGGTGAAAGGCCCACGAAACTCTACGGAGTCTGCGACAGCCAACGGCCTGATAAGCTGTGCGGCTGAGTTCAGCGGTCAAAGGGGCGATTTCCCGGACCGTCACCACGGAATCTCCTGCTGTGGTTAATGGATGAATTGCGGAGCATAGGCCGCGTGAGTCTTGCGTTGGCGTGCCGTTGCGTTTGTCTCTGCGCAATGTACAAGGGACTAGAGTGATCGCTTATCAAGCGCACGGTTGCCTTCTGTATTACTGGATGCGGTGTTGGGCCTCTAACCCAGGAATCAGTTGCTCGCTCGGCTTCTTCGGAAGTCGCAACCACTCCCACCTAGAAGTGTAAAGGAAAGAAAGCCAACACAACGCAGCTTCGAGCCAGCCAGATCAAGCCCTTCAGCTTTGGGTAGTGACAGCAGGAATTCCGCCGCGACATTAGCATAAGCCTTCCATCTTCTAGGTGGGTTTCATTTTTCGCCTCAGGCTCGACTCCTTACTGAGAATTTAAGAGACGTTACAGGATCGCCCGCTGCGCGCAGGATAGAGAACAGATGCTACGGTCGAACGACCGGGCTACCCAATTTCAACTCCTGGCACATGGTGAACTCTAATCTCCTTCTGGTTCTGACGCGGTAACGAGTCTGAGGCACCTAATCATTCGTCTGGTACCTACGCGGAGCCGATGGAATGCAGCACGTCAGATAGAGCGTTTGGGAATACGGCACCCGAGCTGTTCGATAAGGTAATGCCACGCTGCTTGGTACGCACACTGGTCCACGTTGCCCGCCCCAGCAACGAGTACGTGCGGTAAGTTTACCTGCTGGCACCAATTCTGTAAAGCAGAGTCACACAATTCTGCTTTTGGTAATATACATGCTCAAGCGAATCTTCAAGCCATTCTGCGAAACGCGGTACGATGCGTGTGTTTGGACTGCCTACGTGCTTGTCGGTGCTGCGCTGTATTTCACCAACACACTTGTGAAGTACGGACACGTCGCACCCATCGGACTCAGCATCGCCCTTATGTTGCCGAGCGCGAAATTGCAGATAGCTAATTTGTTGAGCAAGCTACGATCATAGACCCGGTAGTTCAGTCGGTTAGAATGCTGGCCTGTCACGCCAGAGGTCACGGGTTCGAGTCCCGTCCGGGTCGCCACTTTCGGCTCCATAGTTCAGTCGGTTAGAATGCTGGCCTGTCACGCCAGAGGTCACGGGTTCGAGTCCCGTTGGAGTCGCCACATCCGAGAGCACCGCCATGCAAATTTTTGTGAATGCAAAGCCGCATGAGTTTGTCTGCCGCACCATCAGCTACGAAGAAGCCGTCAAACTTGACGGTCGAGACCCGAGCGTGGTGTACACAGTGACCTGGTCAGTTAAAGGTTACGGCGGCGGTGTCCTCACACCTCGAGGCAGTCCTGTCGAGGTGAAAGAAAACATGCAGGTGTTTGTCGCGTATACCGGCAATGCCTGATTCGTTGCAAAGCGAGCACACCCAGCAAGCTTGTGGTGGATTACTGGGAAACGTAAAAGAGCGCTGACCGTACGCGGAGGCTGCTTCGCAACTTTGAACGAGCTGTGCCTGTTAGCCAAGATATGATTTGCACGTTTATCCTTGGCGATGCGCACGAAACCGCACACTTCACCATTCCCGCTTAGCTCAGTCGGTAGAGCACACGGCTGTTAACCGTGGCGTCCCTGGTTCGAGTCCAGGAGCGGGAGCCACAGGATGTTAGCTCAGTTGGTTAGAGCAGCGGCCTTTTAAGCCGTTGGTCCTGGGTTCGAGTCCCAGACGTCCTACCATTTTCTACGGGCCAGGTGCATGGCTGCAACGCTTATTCGCTAGTGCTGCCGCGCATTGACAGGTAACTCCTGTACTGGCTCTGCCTACACGCTGCTTTGGAAACTGATCCATGAGTCAGATGACTGCGGAAGAAATCAAGCTGCTGTTTACCTCGTGCTCATTGGACATTGTCCATTTGGACCAGGGTCAAGTTCCGAAGCTCGGCGACAAGTATGTCACTGTCAACGAAGTGCTGGCTGTCAACGACACCAGCGACCGTCGCTTGCTTCTTTCCTCGATCCGCAAGGTGATGAAGAATCATCTGCGCAAGATCAAGAACAAAACCAGACAGGCGTACACCTACGGCGGTTCATTCTTCACGAATCCCGATGGTAAGTTCTGTCTGGCGGTGAGCGTTGGAGTGGCGCTCAAAGACTAATGGGACGTTAGCTCAGTCGGTAGAGCACCGGAATGTTAATCGGCGTGGTCCTGGGTTCAAGTCCCAGACGTCCCAACTGTTCTCCTCGTGAGAGGTAATACGTGTAGCCGTAAGGCACCATTGGTAGACACTCATCCAGCTGCCATGCTCCTTGAAGCCAGCCCTCCCCAAGCGCCGCGCCGCCGAGCCTCTACACCAAGCAGGGTAAGAGCCTGCACCTATTCGGAGCCTAGCTCCAGCATGAGCCCGCGAAAGCGGAGACTACCGATAACTGCCCAGGGTTTTCCGGCTCGGCAGTTGTTGCGTACGGGGGAAGGGCCCGTTGAGTAGGCATGTCTACAGCCTCTCCGCAGACCGCAGTGTTGTTCGGGCGACAGTGCTGGTGTGCGGGAAACAGTGGACACTAAGGCGGCCTTCGGGTCGCCTTTTTCATTTCCACACGCTACCGAAGGTATATCATGGCATCAGGTGTATTCTCCCACTTTGACACACGCGAGCTCCAACGGCGGCTGTATCAAATGCTCGCCGTGTTCACCTATCAGGACTCTGTGTTCGGCAAGATCGAGGTAGATAAAGGCTTCCAGACCAACTACGCCTCGATTGACGTGCTGCACAACATCTGGCTGTTCGTGTTCTACGCCCTGCTCGCCAACTACGGTGACAAAGCAGCCACGATTCACGACTGGTTGTACTCAGGCTACGGCATTCGCCAAGCGGACGGGTCGATCTACTACCCGAACCGTAAGGAGTGTGACCAAGTCCTGTACCGTGCGTTGCGGGCAGAAGGCGTAGCTCGCTGGCGTGCTTGGATGTTCTACGCTGGTGTGCGCATCGGCGGGCGCAAAGCCTACACTGCCTCGCCAACCGAAGTACCAGTGTTTAGCATCGCCGCATGACCTCTCAGGGCTGCCTTCGGGTGGCCCTTTTTATTTTTACCGTTCGTCAACTTTCACGGAACTTTCTGCTGGGTATGTCGTCTAATCTAATAGGAGGAGACAGAATGTCTTCTTCGCAATGTCCAACCACTGAGGATACTGCCATGACTACCGACAAAGACCCGAAAGAAGCTCAAAAAGCCAACGACGAGGCTCAGGCCAAACTGAACGGCGGTGAGAGCAACGATCCCAACACTACCAGTGCTGGCGACGTGAAGGGCAACAACCAGAACGTTGCTCCGAAAGACGGCGAAGTCAAAGTCCATGTTGACGTCACCAAGGAAGCTGACAAGGACCCATCGCGCGAATACCCATACGCCAGCCACACTGTTGGCACCGAGGGTGTGAACGCAACTGGTGCAGGCAGCAGCGCATCCAAAGTGGCATCGACCGGCAACGCTGGTAACCAGCCGATCATCAAGCCTGATCCAAACGCTTCGGCGGAAGACAAGGTCGAGAAAGAAGACATTCGCGACCTGCAGCCTTCCAAGCAGAAAGCCGCTGCCAAGGCCGAAGAGAAGAAGCTGCCGAAGGACTACGCTGTCGAAATCAACGGCCAGCGTGAAGAAGACCTGGACATTCAGGAAGCCTCGGCCAAAGCCTTCGAAGCTCTGTCGTACGGCGGTGCTACCAGCTCGGCTGTGTATCGCAAAGACAACCGTCTGGCCACCTTCGCGACCGAAGATCATCACGGTCAAAAGCGCCTGGCGGTAAAGCCTGATGATGGCAAGATCAGCGACGACGAAGCTGACGTGCTGAACAGCTACCATCAACGCATCGTCACCGGCAATCCGAAGTAACACTCGGGCTGCATAGGAGGTTGCTATGTCTCTTGTAGGCCTTTTGGTGTTGGTGCTGGTCGGTGTGCTGATTTACTATCTGCTCACCCTGCTTCCTCTGCCTCCGCGGATCAAGCAAGTCGTCATCGTCATCTTCATCATCATTGCCATCATCTATCTCCTGAGCACGCTGGGAGTGGTGAGTGGCTTACGCTTGTAAGCAAACGCAACATCCTCTGAGGCGGCCTTCGGGTCGCCTTTTTGGTATCTGTAAAAGGACTGAGTGCATGAAGCTGAACATTCTGTGGGACGACAGCGCAACGCGCACTCGCCTGCTGGACGAACTCTGGAAAGAGAGCGTACCTGATCTGGACTTGTTTATCACCCATGCTGCGGCGAGTAGCGAGCGCACCTACCCTGAGTTCGACATTCAGGTATACGCCACCCTGCCAAGATTCCCCGAAGTTGTCTGCTCCCAAATACGCAGGCACGATGTTCTCCACGTTGCAGCATCCACGCATGACGTGGACGCGCAAGGCTATCTGGACTTCTGTGACTACGTCCTGCGACAACATCCGGACGTCCTGATATTCGACCCATTCAACAAGGACCGCACGTATGACGAACTTGTTTCCTTCCTCCGAGAGAGCCGCGGAGGTGTTCTCGAAACTGACAACTCTGGCTGCTGAAATGGGTGAGACGATTGGTGAGTTTGACCAGTCAGCCACAACGTTCAAACGCAAGCCACCCCACGACAACGTGCGCGTCCAAGTTACGGACACTCTTCTGGTGTTCTTCGCTCGTGGACCCTACAAGGAACCACTGCGCGAGTTCTTCGAGAACCCTGTACATAGCAATGATCCAGTTAGACTGCGCAGTGCCATCCGCGCAATGGTAATACGGGAGCCCTAGTGGTTCCCGTTTTCATTTCCCTTGGTAATTTTTCCAGCATTGACTGGGAGGTTACCGTATGCAAGGTCTGTTTGGAAACAACGCACCGATGAAGAAACGCAGACAGAAGCGTTCCGAGAAGTACAAGCAGTACCACTATGAGTTCCACGGTCGGCAACTGCTGGTTCAAGGCTATGAGCGCCAAGCGCTGGAGTACCTTGTCGAGAAAGGCGGATTCGATCCTGCCGATATTCGTACCGAGTGCGAAATGGGTAACGCCTTGAACATTCGCTACAAGTACGGCAAGCGCTGGCGTACCTACATGCCCGATATCTTCATTCGTAACCACAACATCATCGTGGAAGTGAAGTCGAAGGCGACGATGGGCCTGATCAATAACAAGAAGCGCGGCTGGAGCATGAACAAGGCGAAAGCCAAGGCATGCCAAGAGCGCGGCTTCAAGTTCTGCGTGCTGCTCATGACCGGCTCTGGTAAGCGCATCCCGTTACCGAAGCGCTGGATGTTCATGCAGAAGGATGAGTGCCTGCGCATCATGCGTGAGGAACTCGGAGTGGTGATCTAAACTGTAAACTCCACCTATCTCCCACACAGATAGGGTGCAATCATGCGCGACAAGCCAAAGTCCAATCTCAAGGATCACCTCATTCTCGCAGGTGCTGGGGTACTCGTTATCGCAGTCCTCCTAGGGGTCGTCTTCGCTATCCGCTGGTTCGGCGCAGTCACCATGCAAGACCGAATCGTAACTCCACGTGCCGGCGTTGAATGCCTCGTCGTGTCTGCGCATGACGGCGTCGGCGTGTCGTGCTATCACATTCCCAAGAACTAACAGGCTATTAAGCAAATGGCAGAACTGACCATCAAGGACCTCAAAGAGGCCAAGTACAACCCGCGTGTCATCAGTGAAAAGCGACTGGACAACCTGCACCTGTCCATGACTACCTACGGTGACCTGTCTGGTGTCGTCTTCAACAAGAAGACCCAGAACCTAATTTCCGGTCACCAGCGCTTGAAGCGTCTGCGCGGCAAGGACGTCAAGACCAAGATCGTCACAAAGCCTGTGAAGGACGCCTTCGGTACCGTTGCAGAAGGTCACATCGTTGCGAAGACTGCGAGCGGCGAAATCCGTATCCCACTCCGCATCGTGGACTGGAGCGACAAGAAATCCGAGATGGCGGCCAACATCGCAGCGAACGCGCACGGTGGTGACTTCGACCGTACCAAGCTGGGCGCCATGCTGGAGAAGCTCGACGCAGGCAAGTCGTTCGACGTGAACGTCCTGGGTATCGACCCACTGAGCCTGCGTGGCTTGATGCCAAAGATGCCAACGCTCGACTCCAAAGGTCGCGAAATCGACAACGATGGCGAAGGCAAGGAGTCGTTCCAAGAGTTCGGCGAGGACAGCTTCGAGTTCGAGCATTGCTGCCCGAAGTGCAAGTTCCAGTTCAACACCAGTGCCAAGTCGCAGCCTGCGGCCAAGGCTGAGCCGAAAGCTCCGAAGCTCAAGCTGAAAGAGAAAGACGGCAAGAAGGCCAAGGACACGTCGAAAGACAAAGAGAAGGTCAAGAGTAAGGACAAGGGTGACAAGCCCAAGAAATCCAAGCTCGCGGCTCCGAAGAAGACAGAGCTGAAAATGCCAGCGAAGAAAAAGAAGTAAGGACGCAGCCATGGCCAATGAGAAACGCATTCCCAAGATCCCTTCGATGAAGAAGATCAACGCGCTGCCCAAGCACTTCAAAGGCATCAGTTCTTTCAGTGGCTGTGGCGGCTCGTCTACTGGCGTGAAGATGGCGGGCATCCAAGTGCTCGCGGCTACCGAGTTCATCAAGCCGGCCATCGAAACCTACCAGAAGAACCACAAAGGTACCATGGTCATCGGCGAAGACATTCGCAAGGTTGACTGGGCAGCCATTCGCAAAGAGCTTGGCCTGAAACGTGGCCAGCTCGACTTCTCGGAAGGTAGCCCACCGTGCAAGTCCTTCTCCACGTCTGGCACTGGCAGTGATGACTGGGGCAAGGAAAAGCTGTACAGCGAGAACGTCTACCAGCGCACAGACGACCTCTTCTACGAGGAAATGCGCAAGCTGGAAGCCTTCATGCCGAAGGTGTTTGTTTGCGAGAACGTCAAAGGCATGGTCGAGGGTGACGCGAAGGGTTACTTCGTCGAGATTCTCCGTGACCTGAAAGCGATCGGTTACAGCGTGCGTGCGCAAGTGCTCAACGCTGCGTATCTCGGCGTGGCACAAGCCCGTGAGCGTGTGATCTTCGTCGGTGTGCGCGACGACTTGGTGAAGAAGGGTTTCAACCCTGTATTCCCAACGCCTCACAAGTATGCCATCAACGTGAACGATGTTCTGCCTCACGTGGCGTACCTGAAGTCGAAGCACAAGGGTGACCTGAAGTACGTACCTGCGTCGATCCCTTCGCCAACGATCGTGGCCAGTGATGGTACCAACAGCGAGACTGCTGGCTTCTCCTCTGGCGGGTTCATCGAGACCCTTGATGGTGATCGCCGCAAGTACACCATCGACGAGTTGAAGACCATTTTCACCTTCCCCGAAGACTTCATCTTCACTGGTACCTACAAGCAGCAGTTTGAACGCATCGGCCGTTCGGTACCGCCGCTCATGATGTACCACGTCGTGCGCGAACTCCGCAAGCACATCCTCGAAAAGCTGTAAGCCTCGCACAAAGGGAGCCTCGCGCTCCCTTTTTGTGGCCTTGAAACTGTAAATGACCAGTAAGCCCACATGGGCATCAAACATGGAGTTACGGACATGCAACCAATCGAAACCCTGCGCGACGATCACGTACCCGGCCAGAAGTGGGAGTTCAACGAGGACGTCGCCAAGAAGTTTGACAACATGCTGGAGCGCAGCATCCCCGGCTATGGTTCGATGCGTGAATTGGTGTGGCGACTGGGCAAGAACTTCGTCAAGACACCGTGCAACGTCATTGACCTCGGTGCAAGCCGCGGTGAAGCGAGTGCCAAGTTCATCGGTGCGTTCCCAGAAGCCCAGTTCTACCTGAGCGAAATCTCTGACCCGATGCTGGAAGAAATGCGTGGGCGCTTCGCCGATCAGTTCAACGTGCATCCGTGCAGCTACGACCTGCGCAAGAAGGCCAAAGAGATTGCTGACGCCATTCGCTGGCCGAGCGCGCACATGAGCGGCAGTGTGGAAGTCCACAAAGTGCAGACGCTGCCGACGAACCTCGTGCTGTCGATCCTCACCATGATCTTCGTGCCGATCAACTTCCGACCATCCATTCTCAAGGGTGTGTACGATGGTCTGGAATCTGGCGGTGCCTTTTTCATGGTAGAGAAGGTGCTGGGCAACACGGCAGTGATGCAAGAACTGCTGGTCGATGCCTACCATGAGTACAAGCACGACAACGGCTATAGCTGGGAAGACATTGAGCGCAAGCGTGCAGCCCTCGAAGGTGTTCAGGTCCCAGTGACCCATGAGAACAATATCGAAATGCTGCGCACCGCTGGTTTCCGTAGCGTCGAGACGTTCTTCCGCAACCTCAACTTCGTGGGCTACATCGCCATCAAGGACTAAGCAATGCGCGAACTCCAATTACTCCGCAAGCGTGTGAAAACGCTGTGGAAAATGGAAGAGGGCCTGAGCCCGAATGAGCGTCGTCTCCATCAGTGGCAAGTGTCTGCAACCCAAGCAGGCATCATGTACACCGTAGGTAAGGGCGATGCCAACACGTTCTTCTATGCCGTCAACGGCAACGATATGAAGTTCGTGATGCCAGACGTGATGATGAAGTTGCTGGACGATTGGACCAACAGCGATTACGTGGCGTACACGATCACCAAGAAGAAGGATATCAGCGGCATGCCTTTGCGCACGTCGCCAGCCGCCTTCCTCAAAGTGACGAAGGACAAGTACCTGGGTTACTACATCGTGGGCATCAAGTCCAACGGTGACATTGTTCGCCTGCACAAACTTGAAGGCGGACTCCAGGGTAACCACTGGGTCAAATTCAAAGGCAAGAAGAAACGCTAGGAGCGATCATGGATCAGAAGACGCGAGCCAGAAAGCTCCGTAAAGCCCTCGTTGAACGGGCAGCGTCGTACGGCGTGAAGAAGGTAGCCGTGCCAATGAGCAGCGGTGTGGATAGCCACTGCGCTCTGTTTGCTTGCCTCGAGGCTGGGTTGAAGCCGCATGTGTATAGCTTCCACCTCGAAGGTGTCGAGAGCCGTGACGTGCGCATCGCCCAGCTGACTGCGAAAGAGTTCGGGCTGCCGTTCACCAAAGTCACGTTGCCCACTGGCCAGAAGCGTTTGATGAAGGACGTCGTGAAGCTTGCCGAGTTTGGCTGCCGATCGAAGACCGACTTCGAGTGCTTCTGGCCGATGTACCATCTGCTACCTAAGATCAAAGAAGATGTGTTCTTCACTGGTCACGGTGCAGACAGCCTGTACTGCCTGAGTCGCAAAGCCTGCCAGCACTACGCTGGGCGCGAAGACGAATTCCGTGCGCTCGCCTTCTCGTCCAACAAAGCCTTCCAGAAGGGCTTGATCGAGAAGTGGTGCGCAGAGAACGGCGGCGACCTTGCGTACTGCCCGATCTTCTTCACGCCGAAGATTCTGAAAATCTTCCAGGGTGCAACACCTGCTGACCTGAACAAGCCTATCCAGAAGGCAGTCAGCCGCATGGCATTCGAGGAGTATTTCGAGCGCGTGCGTGTGTACGTTCACCAACCGTTCCAGTTGGGCGACACCGGCATCAAGGCTGGGTTCGAGGAGCATCTGCTCGAAAGCCCACTGAACACCAAAGGCTACAAGTCTGTAGTCGGCATCTACAACGAGCTGGTGCGTACTAACGGTCCAGCAGTAAGCGAACCAGATACAGGGTGGGACGACGAATGAGCACCGTGATGACCAAGTACACTCGGATCAACCTGAACACGGCCGAGCTGTACTTCAAGCAAGCCTGCGCCGAACTCTACCCAACGTTCGATCACCCGAACAAGGCACAGTTGCGCGCAGCCTACGACAAGATCATGGACGGCGGTGTTGAGCGTCCAGACTTCGAGCGTCCTGCCGAGTGTCCTGCCCTGACGCCTCTCCAGATCGAGTTCGCAGAAGGCGTAGCCAAGTTGGTTGAAGAATACTTCGACTCGGCATCACCAAGCGCGACCGCAGTGCACACATTCCTCGCGTTCGAAGGCCTCGACCCGAAAGAAGGCTACCACATCAGCGAAGACAAGCATGTGATCGACCTGTTCGCTCGCTTCGTTGACCTCGGCAAAGGTGCCTACGACTACATCGCTCGCCGTGCAATCCAGCAGACCCACGTCGATCCACGTTTCATCGTGATCCGTTTGGCTGACGACTGCAAGCGCTACGGTGTGCGTACTCTGCGCGCTCCAACGTCGGAAGGTGAAGTGATGTTCAGCCTTGATCCGCTTGAGCACCACAAGAAGTTCGACAACCAAATCTTCATCCCAGCGATCGGCGGTTACTACGGCATCGTTGGCAAGACTCGTTCCGAGGGCTGACCATGTCTCAGTTCAAACTGAAAGACTTCCCGATGCTGGAGTACGACTATCCGACCGATCAGATCGAACGCTCTGGTGGCATCAGTCAGGACACACGCTACGACTACGTTGCCAGTTCGTTTCTCAACGGCCTGATCAACTACGGCAAGAATCACAAGTGGTTCCTGCTGGCACGCTACGGGCTGGAGAAGCCTGAGGCTGAACGTGTCGATGACGACGATGACAACGACGCCAACTGGATTGCACCCACCGAAGCGAACTACCAAGCGTTTGCTGATCGCGTGACCGCAGATCGTATGCAGTGCTTCAAGCCCATCGGCGATGACTGGCTGGTGCTGTACGAAACCGAGGCCAGCTACTTCTTCATGTGGTATGACCAAGACAGCAGCGATTGCAGCGTCGAGCGCTTCTGCCGCCGTTCGCTTGCCGATCCTGTGTACGGCATCACCACATTCGAGCAATTCGTCGAGGCACGTATTTCCTGGTTCAAGGAAGCTCACTTCGGCGAGAGCGAGCGTTGCGGCTACTACCCGCAAGGCCAAACACCACAAGAGCGTGTTGACATCCTTGTCAGCCCAGCCCAACAACCGAGAGGCTGGTTCAGCTCGTAAGGAATTCCCATGGCCAAGAAAGACAAAGAGAAGAAAAAGGAGAAGAAGTCCAAGTCTCCTGCGATGATGGCAATCCAGAAGGACAGCTACATCATCGTGCGTGTTGGCACCAAGCATCATCTGTGCCTCGCGATCAACCCTGAGCGCAATCGCGCAGTGATCGACCGCACTCTGGCTGACGAAGAACACCAGACCATCGAGTACGATGACCAAACACTGGTCGCCAACCTCGGTCTGAACCCGAAGCCAGGCGGCAATGCGTTTGGTGTGAAGATCAACCCGTACATCACCAGCGTCGATTCCAAGTACGGGCCGATGCACTTCTTCCGTGTGCTGGAAGACCTGGAGAAGAAAGCGCTCAAGTCTGCGCTGCGTCGTACCTACGATGCGATGCTGGAGAACAACCTGAACATCTTCCCGCTGGGTAGCATCAAGCTGTTCCCGAAGCGGGGCAAGTACGCAGGTTGCTACCACATCAAGCGCTCCATGAGCGAGTTCACTGACGGCATCGACCTGTACCCAGACACGTTCACCGACCGTGCGTACAACGAGTATGTCCTGTACCACGAGTACGCGCACGCCGTCTGGTTCCGCATGGTACCGGGTGCGTACAAGGCGCGCTGGATCAAGCTCTACCACAAGCGTCTGGAGCTGAACAGCATCCTGAAAGATCGGTTGGAGTCGATGCTTGGCGAACTGATCGAGTTCAGCGGCACGTTCAAGGAATTCTATAAAGAGCTTGAAGATCAAGACTCTCTGGTATTCCGTGAAGTGCTCAGCCACTACAAGCGCTACCACAAGCTCGACGGCCGCAGCCTCGAAATCCTCTACCTCGAGGACAGCGAGAAGTTTGCCTCGATGTGGCCGAAGCGTACCACGATCGTTGAGTCGCGTCCTGATCTGTCCGAATACTCCATGGTGAGCCCGGACGAGTTCTTTGCAGAGGCATTCGCATTCCACATGACTGGGAAGACGATGCCTAAAGACATTACCAAGGCTATGGAGAAAACCCTGAAGGCGCTCCAGAGCATCTAAAGGAGTTCACTGATGAACGACCTCGCTACCTTGAAGTCCCTTACGAACATTATGCCGATCGCTACTCTCGGCAATCGCCCGCGTGACATTGCGTTCAACCGCTTCAAGTTTGAACGCCTCAGCGCGCACGGCTCTGTGGAAAACGGCATCGTCCTGACAATCAACGACGACGCCTTCGAAGATGTTGAGGAGTGGATGGACTACATCCACTCGCCCATTGGAACTCAGACGGTGCATCGCACTGCTACAGCTGAGGACCTGCAGAGCCTATCGTTGGCTATGCCTGCAAATATGCTGCGCAAACGCAACGTCACCAACTACGTGACGATGCTGACCGACGACAAAGTGGTGTTTCGTTTCGTGACGGCTCGGTGGCGAGGCGTGGACTATCCGATCGAAGAACTCAATCGGTACTTCACCCAGCTGCGACTCGCGTACTACCTGAGCGACGAAGTGGGCGTTATTGATCTGCGAATTGCGCTGGGTAGTGTAAACCATCATTACACCAGCATACATCAACTCGAGGACATCCTGTACACGATGGCCTACCATTTCTTCCGCGAAGATACGGAGCTCTAATAGCATGGCGAAGAAGCAGAAGGCTGCGATTGAAGAGACGGCATCAGCCACTCAGTCTCTCGCCGTTACTCACCGACCGCGCACACTCAAAGACGTTGTTGGTCAAGACGACAGCGTTTCCATCATCAAGGGTATGATTAAGCGCAACCGTTTCCCGGGCGCCATCTTGATTAGCGGTGTCACAGGCACTGGCAAGACGACGCTGGCGCGTATCCTTGCGACGTACATGAACGCCGACGATCCGAAGAACGTCCGTGAGTCCATGGCGTACAAGCTGGGCGAGAAGCATCCAGACGTCACCATCGTCAACGCAGGTACTCACGGTAAGGTCGAGGACATTCGCTCTCTCGTCCGTGGTGCCAACGCTGCGCCGCATACCAACTACCGCGTGTTCATCATCGACGAGGCGCACAAGCTCACCGGTGCGTCCGCAGAAGCGCTGCTGGTTCCTATCGAAGAGCCTAGCATCCACACCATCTGGATTCTCTGCACGACGAACCCAGAGAAGCTGGTCGATACCATCGCCGGGCGTTGCACCAAGATCAACCTGAACCGCATCGAACCAGAGCACATCGTCTCTCGCCTGCAGTACATTGTCGAGCAAGAGAAGATGGACTTCGTCAAAGGCAAGGAAGGCAAGAAGGCATTGGAGCTGATCGCCGCCATGTGCGACGGCAGTATGCGCAACGCCATTGCCCACCTTGAAGCCGTGATGTTCGCGGGCTTCGGCGGCAAGAAGCTCGACGCAGAAGGTGCACTCAAGGCATACGTCGAATCGTCGGCAGCAGACCTTGACAAGGCGGCAGCATCTGTCGTTGCAGCCACGATGAACCTAGACCTGCCTGGGTTGATCGCCATCATCCGTAAAGCGCAGAACCCACGCGGCATCGTGTACAAGACACGCGCCCTGCTCGACTACCTGATCGGTGCGAAGACCAAGACGGCGAAGTTCCTGCCGTACTCCGGGCGCATCTTCGAGCAGCTTGCCAAGAAGATGGATATCAAATACGGGCTCAAAGGCCTGGTGATGCTCCAGCACACCATCGTCGAACTGGAGCTGCAACTCAACTCGACCAGCATCGACGAATCGGTGCTCCTGCAAACCTATCTCGGCCGTTTCGTGATCGAGAACAAAGGCTAATCGAACATGCTCAAGCTGACTGACGTTGAACTCACCGACGTCGTCAACTTCAAAAAAGTGAAACTGGACATTACCCGACATCCTTTTACGGTCATCACTGGCCATAATAAGGATAGTCGCATTTCCACAGAGACCAGCAACGGTGCGGGCAAGTCCCTGCTGTTGTCCTCTGTGCCAAACCTTCGTTATGAAGCCGCTCCCCTCGCCACAACCAAAAGCAAGAAAGATATGCTTGAGACGGCGAAGTCGAGCATCCGAATTGGGCTTATCGGAAATGACGGCAAGCCCTATTCGATCACTCAAACAAATTCCAAGTTCATCATTGAATGTGACGGCACCGACAAAGAAGTCAGGACCATCCCTCTCCAGAAGAAGGAGATTGAGCGGATTTTTCCGCTGACTGAGGATGAGTTCTATTCGTATGTGTACCTGCAGTCGCAACGCCCGCTGTCGTTCCAAAGCGACAAGCCAGCGGCGCGTCTCCAGTACATCACCTCGCTGTTCCAACTGGACGTGTACGATCGGTTGAAGCGGCACTTCACCCAAAAGCTGGGCGAAATCAAGAACAAGCAGGTCGAGTTTGACGTGGTGAATGCGCAGTTGGTGAAAATCAACGGCATCCTCGAACGTCTCGACTGGGACAAGGAGAAGGCGGAGAAGCTGGAAGAAGCGCGTGGTGTCATCAAGGCACTAGGTGACGAATCCAAGAAGCTGCACTCCAAGATCGAAAAGCTCAAGGGTGCCATCGCCGCAAGCGAGCGAATCTCCAAGCTCAAGAAGCAACGGAAGAAGCTCAAGCCCAAGCTGTCACGCAAAGCTGCACAGGCCGAGTTGCAACTGCACGAAGACCTGGCCGAGTACGAGTCCGACCTTAAGTCGTTCCGCGCTCAGGTGAAGCAATACACCAACCAGCTTACCGAAATCGGTGAAGTGAGCGCGCCTGCTGTGCTGAAAGCGCACATGGCGAAGATCGAGAAGGAGCTGGAGAAGGAAGAAGAGTGGTTGACCGAAGCGCATAGCAAGCGCCAGCAGGTTAAACAGATCGCCAAAGACTTGGAAGAGGCGGAAGAAGCCTACAAGGCCGTTGGCGGTAAGCTCAAAGAGGTGAACGTTGCTGTCGCATTCGGCACTGCCGAGTTCGAGCGCGTGCTCCTGCAATACCAACCTGTGATGCAACTGGCTTCGATTGTCGATGACTGTGCAGATGGTGAGTGTCCAACTTGCCAGCAGACGGTTAACGTCAAGAAGTTCAGGAAGCAGATTGATCAGGCGAAAGGCAAGATCAAGGAAGCCAAGCGGTCCATCAAGATCACTGACGCCGCCGTTGTGCTCGCCAAACTGCGTACCAAAAGCCGCAAGCTGGAGTTCAACGAGGAAGAGTTCGTTGAGCGCCGTGAGAAGTATCGCAAGCGCGATGCCAAGCTTGACGAGCTCCGTGAGAAACTGAACGACGCACGCCAAGCGCAGAAGCTGAAAGATCGACTGGGTGAACTGAAACAGCCGAAGGAGCCTAAGGCGATTCCGAATCACACTCGGAAGGACCTACGCACCATGCTGGAAGATCACTCGGAGATTGCACGCATCGACTCCGTGCTTGAAAGTTTATTGGAAGATTACGGAACTATTGATGTAGATTCGTTGTCTAATAAGCTAGCAGAGGCAAAGCAGCGGTATGCAAAAGTCGAGCGCAAGTACAGCCGTGCGCAGGACATTGTAAGCTCCTACGGTTCCAAAGCCAGTGAGTTCAAGGTGCTCAAGCGCGAGCGCAACGACGCCCTTGTAAAGCTGGAAGACCTGAAGCCCATCATTGCTCAACGCGACCTCATTAAGTCGCTGGAGAAGGCGTACTCCGCCAAGGGCTTGAAAGTAAACGCCGCGAACGAGATTCTCTTCCAGATCGAGGAGCAACTCAATCGCAACTCCCACCTGATCTTTGCCGAGCCGTTCAAGTTCAACGTCTTCGCGAAGGAGAATGGTGTGCATTGCATCGTTGACCGTGGCAACGGGAAGAAGCCGACTGACGTCCGCTTGCTCTCTGGTGCCGAGAGCGACTGTTTCAGGTTGCTCTGGTTCTTTGTAATGCTCATTATGGTGGAAGATGACCGTCGTACAAACTTCGCCGTACTGGATGAACCAGATAGCCACATGGACCCGACCACTCGGTCGTTGTTCGTTGAGCGCTACCTGCCAGCACTGCGTTCGCTGGTGCCGCATGTGTTCCTGATTACTCCTCTGGATAAACACCTGTACACCGAATGCGCGTACCTGACGGTTGTCAAACACAAAGGCGTTTCACAGGTCATGGAGAACTACAATGAAGATGGTGAGCTTCGGGTGCCACGCGCCAGACGAAGTGCTGGTGAGGCTGAATCGAGAAAAGGGCGTAAAAAGAAGCCACGTTCTGATGATCGAGCCCGAAGGAAAGCTGCCTAAAAAGAAACCTGACGGCGTCCAGTACGTCGTCGCGTTCTCTTTGAAGGACCTACGGCGTAATCTGGTTTGTCACGCTTCCTTCAAGGACGTGACCTTCCTCGTGTTCGATACACCAATTGCGCTTAGCGCTTTCAACATCCCGCGTATGGATTTCAAAATCGGCGGTGACATTCACATCGACGGCTTTGAGTGCTCTCCTCTGAATCTCAATTTGGATGTAGAGCCCACTACGCTTGTGCGCACTGGGTTCGATATTGTCCAAGCGTCGGTGGATGAAGTGAAGACGCTGCGGACTCTGCTCAACCAACTGATGACATTCATCTATCAGCTTCCCAGGGCTACGCACCAAACTCCGATCAAGGAGCTCGTCTGTGGTTGGATGTGCTCCACTCGGACACTGGTGACACTCAACAACAACCTGGATAAGTTGAAGGGAAGTCCATTAACGCCAAAGCAGCGCGCACGGCTCAACGAAATCCTGTCTTCCGAGACCGCCTTGATCTACAAGGAGGCGATGCGTGAAGGCGGGGAGTCGAATGACCTAGCCCGTCGCTATGGCATCAGCGCGTATGAGATAAACTACATGCGCGCCATCGTAGCCAAGAGTTGAGGTCTATCATGCCCAAGGTCGTTCTTTACCACGCAGAATGCAATGACGGCATCATGGCCGCCGCCGTTGTGTCTTACTTTGAACGTGATCCAACCATCACGTATCATCCCGTGAACTACAAGGTACCCCTGCCTGAGATTCCCAACGGTGCAGAGGTAATCATGGTAGATTTCTGCCATGACGACCTGGGCATGATGCTCAATATCCTCGACACTTGCCAGCACCTTACGGTGATCGACCACCATGCGAAAGCGGTGCCGATTCTTGAAGCGCTGTGCAAGGCCAACGAGGACAAGATCACAGTGGCGTATCACAGCCATGAGTCGGGTGCGTCGGCTACGTGGAAACACTACACGCAGAATCCGATGCCGAAGGTTGTGGAGCTGGTGCGCAATCACGACCTCCACGTTCACAAGACAATCGAGGACGACTACTTCTTCTACGGCGTGATGACCAAGGAACAGACCATTGCGTACTGGACCTCGCTCATTCTCGACAACAAGGAAGTGAACAACCTCGTTCTTGCCGGGCGTTCCGTCCACGCTTTCATCAGCAACACGGCAATCCCGCAGATCACGTCGAAGGCCCGCTTTGCTTCACTGCAAGGCTACATGGTCCCTGTCGTGAACTGCAACCGCGTGCTGCAATCCTTGGTCTTGGACTCGCTGCTGCCGATTCACATGGTGGCTATTGCCTACGAAGACTGGGGCGATGGAAAGCGTAAATGGAGTGTACGATCTGCACCACAAACGAACGGTGTCGCTCAGCGCATTGCTGAGGAGTTCTTTGGCTCTGGCCATGAGAACGCGGCCGGCTTCCTGAGTGATGTGGACTTCCAGCTCCCATACATTTCCACGGATACCGCATAATGCTCGAAGCTCTCTCAACCAGCGACTGGCACCTTGACGGGATGAACAAGCACTTCTTGGATGCTGTCCAACGACAGCTCCGAGAGGTGGAGAAAATCTACAAGTACGCGCTGTCCAAAGGCATTCAGCACGTCTTCATCCCAGGTGATATCTCCGACACGCCGCACATGCCGGAGTCCACCTACCTGTCGCTGCTCCTGTTCCTGAAGAAGTACGACGGTATTCTGAACAGCTACTACATCGGCGGCAACCACGATCGCAGTGACTCCACCACGACGTCCTGCGACCTGCTCCAGTTGTTGTGTGAGCACAAGTTCTTCAAATCGTTCCGTATCTTCCTGAAGCCTGATCAGGATCGGATCGACGGGCAGTTGGTCAACTTCTGCGCATGGCCGTGTTACGAAACGCTGACCGAGAAGGAAGGCGCGTTGAACTTCGCCCACGTCGAATACAATGGAGCCATCGGTGACAACGGTCGCTCCTTGAAGACCAAGCATGAGTTCGCAGCCCACAAGCGCGACTTCACGATCAGTGGCCACATCCACCAGTACCAGCACATCAAGTCCCGCCGTGTTGTGTTCAATGGCAACCCGTTCCAGAAGAACTTCGGTGAGAGCCTACCGAAGGGATTCATCCACTTCAAGGCCAAGTGCGAAAAGAACGAAATGCAGTTCCGCCATCGGTTCATGGACAACCAGCCGAACTTCCGACTGGAGACTGTGTTGATTGAATCGCCGGCCGACTTTGCCAAGTTGCGGCAGGACAACAACATCAGGTACAAGCTCCTCATTGCGCCTGACGTGTTGATCCCGGCCGATCTGCGAATCAACTACCCGAACATCACCGGTGGCTTCTTCAACGCCGAGACCAAGGCCAAGAAGACGGACGATGGGGAGATTGTGGAACACGTTGGTGAGGTGGTTGCTCGCCCACGGGTGAAACCTACCCACGGCCTGAAGGATTACTTGGCTGCGGCCGGCCACAACAAGAAGGAAATCAAGTATGCCCGGGATTTGGTACGGGATGCCATGAACTCCTTGGGAATCCAAACGGACTCCTAGGAGATTCCTAGGACATTCCAAAAACATTCCTGGGTTTTCTCTGTACGCTCGTCTCTTGCTGTAGATAATGCTAATTTTTCTACATCGAGAGACTTGCATACCTTGGCGCTAAGGTTGTGTCCTGCGTCCTCGATGCAAAATACAACCCTTACCCAGATGGAGATTGCCAAAATGGCAAAGACCCGTGCCGTAAAAGACCCGAAGGCTGGTAAGTTCGCCAAGCCGAAGATGGTCAAAGTGGACAACAGTCCAGAAGCGAAAGCCAAGGCCAAGAAAGCCAAGCAAGCTCGCCAATCGACCAAAGCCACCACCAACGCCAAAGCTCGTACCGAGCGCAAAACCCGTACCC